TGTTAGGACTCCAACGCAATGATAAGAAATCACGCATTGTGTTTAAGCTAGTTGTATCAGTGTATGGGTGAATGATATATTCAAAATCTAAATCACCTAAAGCAGCCGTTGCAGTTGCTAGAGTTGGGTCAGTAGCACCAGCTTCATCAACTGCAAATACTACAGAAATACCAGCAGGTAACTTTTCTCCACCTAATTCACTTCTAAAATTAACTTGATAATTGATTAAATTACCTATAGTTCCTTTGTTTTTAGCAGTAAAGGTTACAACACCTGAAGCATTAGCAGCAGTGCAAGGTAATAGAACGTTTGCATTTACAGTAGAAACTACTGCATCACCAATAGCAGTTGCTGTGTCTGAAGAAGCTACAGGTACTTGAATTAATTCACCACCAATATATAAGAATATTGTTCCAGCTGCAGAAGCTGTACCAGTGATTGTCATTGTATGAGTTGCAGCAGTACCAGCAGCATCTGTTAAAGGAACAGCCCAAAGTTCGGTATCTTCGTTGTTTTTCCTAAATGCACTAATCATTCTGGATAACATTGAACCAGCACCATAACGTTCAGTGGCAGCTTCAGGAGTTGTTACTAATTCAGGAACAACAGATAAACCTGCAGTTGTAGGTTGTCCAATAATTAATGCAACTAAATTTTGAGAATAATAACCTGCTGCAGAATTTGAAACCTCGCCGTAAAAGCCTGGAACTCGAATATTGCTTGACACTTGGTCAAATGAAACACTTCCTGTTGCCATTTATTATTCTCCTTGTTGTGTAACTGTGTTTTCAACATATTCAGCTGCGTCACCTTGTTGTAAGGCTCGAAGTAAATATTGTTGTGACTCGAAATCAAGTGAATCTAACTCAATAGGTTCACCTGCGTTAAAGTGTTTTCCGGTTGTTGGATTTCTCAATCTAGCTGGAACTCCATTAACCATTCTGTTTGTTTCGATAACTTTCATTTTGTTAATTCCTTTTAAGTTTGGGGAAGATCAATTTGGGCTTCTATTTCAATTCTTCCATCTGGGCCTTCATCTGCTAAATATTCATCAAATGGGTAAGCATCATCTAAGTCAATTTTAGCTGTATTAAAAGTATGTTCAATAACTGGTTGAAATATCTCAGAATTTTGAATTGTAATCATTATCAATGCAGCCGCAACATTTGTTTCACCGGCATTTTCGTATTTATATTTAACACGAAACCCTTTAACATATTCGTACTTACTAAACCAATGTTCATTAGTTAATAAAGTAGTTAAGATATTGTTAACAATTGTTTTAATATCAGAATAATATGTATTTGAATTTGTAGCTACAGCTTCTATAACAACTACTGTCTCGGTTTCAAATATTGGGTCATTTGCAATTGATGTATAATCTTCAGATTCAAGCCTAACATTCAATGCTGGTGTATCACCTAATTCAGAAGGATCAATTTGAGCTTCTTTCAACTCATAAGGTAAAGTTCCCAACAAAGTTGTAATATCTTCCATTATTGGTGTTATCATTTAAACAACTCCATGTCAGTAATTCCATAACTTGATGGCTGAACAACTCTAATTCGATACTTAACGTCGTCAATATAAACAGAACATTTATTTGTTACATCTTCAACATCACTTGAACGACATGTTAATTTTGGTGTTGTTGACGCAACTTTAATACCTGAATCATAAATATCTTTCATATTATCAAATACAGCAATTACATCTAGCTGAGCACCATTCTCTAACGTAAAACACACTTCAGAACTGAAAGGTTCCAACATTCCCCAATAATCTAAATCACTTAATATATTCATAAGAGTTTTGGGGTTAGCGTTGCACTAACCCCTATCCTCAGTCGCTATAAGCTTAAAGTGTGATGATGTCATTCATTGCTTGGAAAGCTTCGATACGTTTAATAACGAAATCCCAGAAGCTGTAAGAACGTACATAGATTAAAGAATTATCAGCACCTGAAATTCTATCAATCTCAACTTGAATGGTATCCCATTGTCCTACAACACATTCACTAAAATCACCAGCGATAATACCAGAAAGACCTGTTCCAGTTCCTTTGGTGAAATCAGAAGGAATGTTGTTTGATTGATACAAAGTTTTACCAAGCAACATATCACCATTACCTACAGCAGGAATGATATAGTTACTTGCAGTGTTTGCAGAATCATTCAAAGTATTAGCTAAAGTGTTTGCAACAGAGCCATTACTTGCCCAATCAATAGTGCCTGTAATATTTCTTTTGCCTAACTCATTCAATACAGTTAAAAGTTTAGTTCTTGAAGGAGCAGCACCATTAGTAGCACCCGCAGTTACTTGAGAAGCAGTTGCAATAGCTACGAATAAACTGTCTAAATCACCAGCAGTTGCAGTTTTAGCAAAAACCATTTTGTCTAGTTTTTCTGCAATAGCTTTGTATAGTTGTTCGTAAACTAAATTCTGAACATTTGGATTTGTTTGAATTAAAGATTGACGAGTGAAAGCAGATTTTGTAACAAGTTGCTTAGGTGTCAAAGATTTAGTAGTGGTAGTGATTTTCTCACTATCACCAATTGGACCTTGTTCATCAATCATCCAAGCAGAAGCTTTAGAGGTAACGATTGGGAATTTTACGTTATCTTTCAATCCAGTCATTTTCTGTACTGGTAATTGATCCAAAATAGTGCTTGCCCATAATGGATTGATTAACATATCAGGACGGTATTGTGTATTTACAAGATTACCTACGTTACTTGCAGTAGCGACATTCGAAATTGCATCAGCACGTACTTGAGATTGACTAAATGCTAATGAATGAGGAGTCCAACCACGTCCAAGTGTGTTCGAATGCTCTTGTGACATTTCGCGTTCAAAACCCGCTTGACTCCAATCACCATCAGCTGCAGCAAGCAAAGCTTTACGGATGTCAAATTTTGGTTTTTCAGAAGTGTGAACAGCTGGAGCACCAGTACGAACTACGTCAACTGGTTTCTTTTCGATTTCAATATTTGCTGATCTTTGTTCCACTTCATTTAAAATATCTGCTTTAATATCTAAAAGAGATTTTTCAGATTTAATAAATTCTGCAGAACGAGCTGACATACTGAATTTATCGCACAATGCAGTGATTTCTAAAGCACGTTGAGTTGCTTCTTTAACAGCTATAGAACGAATTTCATCTGCATTTACTTTTACTTCTTGAGTTTTAATTTCTTGGGTATCCATTTTTATTTCTTCCTTTTCAATAATTGGTTCGATAGACCTATTTACTCCTACTGTCTCGTCGGCTGGGACACTAACACTCGAGAGTTCATATGGTCTAAATTTGTATTTAAATGCTGAAATGCCTTCGATCGTACCAACCAAGGTACCTGTTTCACTTCTCTCATAACCAAATGATATAGAAGTGCGAATTCCATTCTTAATGTCATTAATAACGCCTTGCTTTTCTTCATCAGATGAAAACTTTATTAACGCTTTTCCACGTTTATTTTCAATCCAAGCTCTTTTCACCACACCTACATGATATTCATAATCATCAGTTCGATGATCTAATAAAAATGGTGCGTTTCCAGAGTCGATAAAGGAAAAATCAGCATCACCTTCTGAATGACTTAAGATTTCCCAACCAAGGGAACCTCGAAGGACAGGAAATTCAGAAGAAAATGAAATTTCTATTGTGTTTTCTTGTTCATTATAAGTATCAGCTTCAAAAGTAGCTGATCTTGTAAATTTATTTACATCCATGTAGATTTTCTCCATGTATCTATTTATTACTATTTATATGGGCTTGTTTTTACAATTATCAAAATGATAACGTGTCATATTTGATTTTCCTCCCGTTCTGCCACAATGAGGGCAAGTCACTATTTGTTGAGGTCTAGGTATTCTTAATTTTTGTTTATGTTCAGCTGATTTAGGCTTTCTCATTTTACTTCTTCTATCATCTGAATATTTGATACCTGTCATTGTTATTTTTCGCTTTTTATTTGATTCGTCAGATTGTTTCTTCCCGAACCAATATCCTTTTTCACCTTTTTGAGAATTACTAATATTTAAATTATGTTCAATAGTATTCCTTTTACCAAAAAGGGGGCTTAGCTCACCTTTCATTCCAGCAGTATTCCATTTACCAGATTTAGGATTATGTCCATTTAATAAATACGGTTGTCCCCAGTGTTCATTTATCAACTCGGCTTCAAACTTAAATACATCTTGTAAATCTTTTGAATTATTACTTATGTACAAAATTTCCCAATCAAATTCATCAAATTCTACTTTTTCAGAACTAGTAAAATAATGCTGTCCAAAATCATCTTTTACTGATCTTTTATCATTAATATGAGCATATCTAGCACCGATATAAATCTTTTCATCAGTTTTTCTAATTCCAGTATAAACATATGGATAAGATTGCTCAAATAATTCGCTGTTTTCTCCTGAATAAATAATATTAGTCATATGACCTCCGTATTAGGTTTTGTGATTAGACTCATGATAGACGCGGCTAACGTCTATCATGAGTTGCTTATATATTATATTCTATTTATTCTCACTGGAATTATTATCGATTTGTTCGAGTTGTAAAATATCAATTTTATTTGATAATTTTACACCCAGTTGATCCATTTTCTTGTTTTCCCTTGCAATCATTTGAACGGTTTCTTCCCAATCTGTTGCAAATAACTCTGAACTAATTTGAGTTAAAGACAAAATACCAAGATCGTATAAAGCTGCTGCTGCTTTAGCTGTCTCTAATAAATTAACTCCACGAAATCCTTTAGCTGTCCATTTAACATTGCAATATTTCTCATATTTTGAAAATGGCAAAGACAATATATTTGAAGATAATTGAACTAATAGCCAATCTCGATATACACGGTCAATAAAGTGATCCACAAACCATACCTGCAAATTTTGAAATGCATCTTGGTCGGCCAAGGCGGCATATTTTGCAGATGAAAAATTAATGTTTTCTAAATCATTTGCTAAAGACGAATAAGATAAATTAAGACCAGAAGCAATTCCTTTAAGTTGTGCTCTAAGGAAATCAGGCATATTTGCATTTGGTGAATTGAAATCAATTACCTTTGGTTCAACACCTTGAGGTAATGCATCTGCTGCACCAGGTTTTAATTCAATATTCATTTGACCTAGTTGATCAATATCTTCCTGAGAAATACCATCTGGATT